TGGTGCATGAGCTTAACATCAGACCAGAGGATCTTCCAAGAGTCTTTGCAAGATACGCATATAACCAGTATAACTGGAGGGATTCCACATTCAACAAGTTATTCAAGACACATGATGAACTCCCAGATATGGAGTCAATGCAATCAGATGAAGAGGCATACCAAGTTACAACAGCACAGAAGCTATTGGATGACTATCTTCATCAGAGTCCTGAAGATGATCAGAAGATGTTCACCAAAGAGATCACAAAGATGCATCTGATGGGGATGACATATAGAGAGATTAGGACATTGACTGGCATCAGCCTTGATACAATTCATTTAGCAATAAAACAATTCAAATATGATTTATCTGATTATAATAATTCTTCCAATAGGATTTGCGAGAGCTCTCCAGAGCTTCAATCTTCCTGATATTAAACCATTCAACTGTCAGAGCTGTCTATCTTTTTGGGTAGCTGTCATTGGTGCATCATTCTTTGACTGGCATCTGGTTGGATTGGCATTCATCACCTATTTATTGTCTGACTTAATACTCATTTATGAAAGTAAGTGATGAACTACTCCAGCAAGCTGATAGATTCAGTTCAACGAGATCCTTTGCTCTTGATAGTACTTTAAAAAGAGAGCTTGCTACATGGTACAAAGCAATGGGATTTGGAAAGCTTAACATTGGATGTGCAACATGCATCCGCAATGCAATGGGTAAACTACTCAAGTCAATCAATGATGGCGAACAACTTAAGCCTCGTATTCATTTCATAGGAATTAAACAATGATAGTCACAGCTCCAATACCAGTATTTGGCAGATTTCCTCTTGTTAGATTAACTATCTCAAGACTTAAGAGGCAAGGAGTAACTCCGATTGTTTTAGGTCATGAGAGAGAGACAATGGATATTGCTCAACAAATGGATGTTGAATTCATCTCCATTGACAATGATCCACTTGGCAACAAATGGAATAAAGGATTCCAAGCTTCAAAGAATTACAATGCTGATGCTGTCATCTTTATGGGATCATCTGACTGGTGCAGTGATGGATACATTGAGAGATGCAAAGAGCACAGCAAGGACTTTGGAATGATTGGAATGTTAGGATGTCATTTCGTTGATGTATCTGATGAGATTAGACTGGTACATTGGAAAGGATACAAGGATCAGATGAGACAAAATGAGCCAATAGGGATTGGTCGCTTTCTTAATAGAGAATTCCTTGAAAGAATCAACTGGACTCCATTCAATCCACAACTCAATTCTGGTCTTGATTGGTCCATGTGGCTCAAAGCTATGAAAACAAATCAAGAGATTGGCATCCTGGAATGTGATAGCTCAGTGCAGTTGCTATCCATCTCAACAAACAAATGGAGCAATAAGCATAAGTTCACAGATCATTGGACTGGAGCTCTCAAGTCAGAGAGATGTGATGTGAGTCTGATTGAGAATGGATTCAGTGAATTAAATAAACTACTATGAATCAATCCCACATCTCAGAATCCCTCGCTGGACTCGATCAAGGTCTCATTGAGAAGTATCAACTCATGGAATACATCTCTCCAATACTACCAACTATCTTCATGGGGATGTACAGAGAGGAAGATTTTGCTCTTCTTTCTGGTCACATTGGAGATGCCACAATTGTTTGGTTCGGATCAGATGCCAGGGATCTCTCAGAGGATTGGCTTGATATGGTTAACAAGTTTGTGAACATAGCTGTTAGTCATCAAGTCCTTGACACATTAGAATCAAAAGGAGTCAATGCAATATACTATCCATTCAATGCTGTTGTGCCTCATCATTGGCAACTGGTGCCAAATGGAAATAAAATCTTCTGGTATTCCGGTAACTCTCCAGAATTCTATGGACAAGAGCTAATCAATGAAATCAAAGAACGAATCAATATCCCTATCATCAGAGCTGGTCATGATACATTCACAAAGGAACAACTCAAAGATGTTTACGCTCAATGCTTTCTCAATCTCAGATTAACCCCTCATGATGGATGTCCCAATACGAACATTGAGATGGGACTCATGGGAAGGCGTTCAATTTATAATGGTGATCTTCCAGCTTCAATTCCTTGGCAGTCAGTTGATGATATTTGTCAATCAATTATGAGAGAGTATTCAACTCGGCATGTGGATAATGTGTATATTAGTAGAATTTATCATAACTTTGTTAACTATGAAAGAATGTCAACGCTGTTTATTTAATGAGACCATTGCCTCAATAGGTCCAGAACAATGTGAGTATTGTGATCTCCATGATGAACTGGAGCTCCAGGCTAATCCACATGAACTCAAGCACATCATTGCCAAGATTAAAAAGGCTGGCAAGGATAAAAAATATGATTGCATCATGGGAATATCTGGAGGGATTGACTCATCAACACTATTATTCACAGCTGTCAAGTATTGGAATCTAAAACCATTGGTGATCCATTTCGATAATCATTGGAATGCTCCTGAAGCGATTCATAACATGACTCAGTTGGTCAAGCTCTTAGGGGTTGATTCAATCACATACACTGTGAATAAAGAGGAGTATGACAGACTCAATGATGCATTTCTTTGGGCTGGTGTTCCAGATGCTGATATTCCAAATGATATTGCAATGACAAAGCTGATGTATGACACAGCATTCAAGTACAATATCAAGTATATTCTTAATGGGCATGATTTCAGAACTGAAGGCTCAACTCCAAAAGGTTGGACATATATGGATGCAAAATACATCCAGTCAGTTTATAACAAGTACTCTGGACTCAGACTACAAAATTATCCTCTCTTCACTTTCAAGGATCAACTATTTTATGCCTTGTTAGGAATCAAGAATGTGAGACCATTCCACTATGGATTCGACAGAGACTCAATGGAGGCTGAGATGAAGAGACTAATTAACTGGCAAGATTATGGCGGCAAGCATTGTGAGAATGTTTACACTGAATTTGTTGGCTCATTCCTTCTGCCAGAGAAGTTCGACATCGACAAAAGAATTGTTTACCTTTCAGCTCAAGTGAGAAGCGGAAAGCTAACAAAGGAGCAAGCCATGCAGCAGTTCAACCAAAAGTCAGAGTTTGACATCACAAAACTTGGCTCAAGTGCTGAGAGAATGCTCAGACTGGTGAACATCAGAAAGAGAGACAGATCAGAATTTGATAGATACGACTTTAAAAAATACAAGCATCTCATCTGGATACTTGCAAAGCTTAAAGTGGTACCATATACTTTTTATGTTAAATATTGTAATTAATCGAACAATAATATATATTAAGAACAATGGCATATTCCGATGAGTTTATAATACATCTGGAGGAACTTGCTCATATCTATATTGAGGAGTGTCTTAACCACAAAAAAGAAATGATATCTAATAAAGGAGATATTGTAATGGTGTTAGATAGACATATTCCAACGATAGACTATTTCCTTAGAATTTGGATTCCTATTGTGAGGAAAGATAAGAGTATTCATAGAGATACTTATTATGCTTGGTTGAACTCAGATGACAAACTCAAATCCGACACTATCAAAAAAATAGATGACCTTTTCAAAGGCTTAGCCATTGATATTGTTGGCAATGAAGGCAAAGGAATCTTCTATGCTAAGAACAGACTTGGCATGCATGACAGACAACAACTTGAGACTCGCAATGTAGAGAAGTTTGACTTTGAATGAGGTATCTGGATACTTACCATTTGAACAGTTGCCAGATCATTTTAGGATTGTGATGTTCACGGTCGGGAGGGAGTTGATAGCTCCCTTTTTTATTATCTTTGCATCAGATGAGCACAATCAAAGGTTATAAACCACATGACAATCAAAGGTCCATTCATGATGCCATCAACCATGGTCATGAGAAGTATTATGCTCTGAACATCGGTAGACAGTTTGGCAAGACAATGCTTGGAATCAACCAACTACTTTGGTGGGCCATCAATGACAGAGGGTGTAAAATAGCTTGGGTTACTCCCGTTTATAAGCAAGGCAAAAAAGTATTCTCTGAAATGGAGAGGGCAACCACAGCGAGTGGATTGTTTACCTTCAACAGATCTGATCTGATGATCACTGGCTTTGGATCAACAATTGAATTCTTCTCTGGTGAAAGACCTGACAATATCCGAGGCAACACATTTGATTACATGGTTGTTGATGAGATGGCATTCACCAGACCAGAGCTTTGGGATGAGGTGTTGAGTGCAACTGTCCTGGTCAAAGGAAAGAAGATTATCTTCATCTCAACTCCAAAAGGAAAGAATCATTTCCATAAGCTTTGCATGCAACCAAACTATGATGAGAGATATGCGTACTTTCATTTCACATCCTATGACAACCCAATGATTGATCCCAGAGAATTGGATGAGAGAAAGCGATCCCTTCCAGATTATGTGTTCCGGCAAGAGTACTTGGCTGAGTTCATTGATAATGCCAGTGGTATCTTCAGGAATGTATCTGATTGCATTGGCACTGGAGTAAAGACTGCAAAGATGTATGCTGGTCTTGACATTGGTCGAGCTGATGACTACACTGTGTTGACTATCATTAACCAAGATGGGCAGATGGTAACGGCTCACAGATGGAGGCATGATGAGTGGAGCAAGATCATTGAGAAGGTGGCAACATTGATTAAGCAATACAATGCAACCACATTGGTGGAGGTAAATAATCAAGGTGATGTATTCTTTGAGATGCTTCAGACCAGATGCAAGAATCTAATCCATCCATTTGTCACTACATCCAAAACAAAGCCAATCATCATTGAGGATCTCGCTGTGGCATTCGAGCAACAGGCAATCTCAATTGTTAATGAACAATGGTTGATTGATGAGCTTGATAATTTTTCCTATATTTACAATCCGAACACAAGGAATGTGAGTTATTCTGCACCAGCTGGATTGCATGATGATGGTGTCATCTCAACAGCACTGGCTTGGC